CTCGCATTTATTTGTAAGTAATGATGGTATATATTTATTTAACGGCTCGGCAGTAGAACCAGTAGGTGATAACACAGTTGTTAATGATATGTTTGCAAACTTAAATTTTACATGGAAAAACAATGTGTATTGTTGGACAGACCATAAAAACAGAGAAGTAAATATACATTATCCAACAGGTAGTAGTGAGATACCTAATGCAGTATTAATATGGAATTATCAATATAATGTGTGGAGTAAATCTACTCAATCCGCTTTCTCTGGTTTTTACAAATACCGTACGGTTACAGTACCCGAGGTTTACTACGGAGCAGCAAGTGGTCGAGTACATCAAAGAGATACATCTGGAACAGATATAAGTGCAGCTATTGCAAGTACTTTAGCAACTAGAGCATATCATGGTAACTACGATTTACCTCCAACAGAAGGTACGCAACCTACAGACTATGTACAAGTAACTCGAGTACAAACTGATGCAACACCTGCCAGTACAACTATATCAGTAGGTGTAGCAGACTTAGGAAGTGACAGTCCTACATATACAAACGAAACAATTACAGATACCGATGGTAAAGCACCTAGAGCAGACTTCAATGAATTTGGTAGATACATAACAATTAAAGCTACAAACTTTACAAGTGTATCAGAGTTTGTCTGTGATGTAGAATCAGGAGGAGATAGTTAGTGGCTTACAGTAAGTTTGATGATGTAGCTTTACCTAGTCCGCCTGTATTCAAAGCTGGAGAATACTTAGAGTATGTAGATACTAAATTACCTACATTCTTAAAATCACAGCATTCTGCATTACTAGATTTTATACTAGCAGTACAATCAGAATTCTTAGTAGGCAATGAACAGATATTTGATTTATCAGCAGAAAAAATTTCATCTAACACACAGTTTACAAATAACGTATATGTTGGAGCTGAAAGTAAAATAGCATTAAATGGTCCAAGTAATACAATAGAAATAAAAGATTCACAGGACCCTGTACAAACTAGGGTTAAACTTGGTAAGTTAGGCAGTGGTACTAATAACTACGGTATACAAGTTATGGATGCAAGTGGTACAGTGAAGTTTCAAACAGGTAGTAGTGTGTTTATAGATGGCGGTATTATATCTGCGGACTCAATAACAGCAACTCAAATTGCAGCAGGAACTATAACAGCAACTGAACTAGCAGCAAACTCGGTAACAGCAGATGAGATATCAGCAACAACTTTGTCAGCTATTACAGCTAACCTGGGTAGTATTACAGCAGGAAGTATTGACGGAGCTACTATCACAGGAACTACAATGACAGGTAATATATTTAGAACGGCAGCTAGTGGGGCAAGGATACAGTTTACATCTACAGGCTTAGATTGCTTTAAGGCAGATGGAACTCAAACTATTGACATTGACAACGATGGCAAATTTAGGTTTGGTCCTTCTGGTGGAAACAATATTTACTGGGATAACTCAACTTTGGCAATTACGGGAAGTCTTGTAACTACAGGTAATATTACTGAAGGAGCTGTTACAACTCAAACTGTAGCTACTCCGGATTTGGCTTCAAATGAATCGGGTGAGTTTGCTTTAGTGGGTGGTGACCATCCCACTGCAACAGGATTTAAACAAGGTGCTACTGTTACTTCAAGTGAGAATACTGTAGCTGAGTTAACAGTAAGTAGTATTGGGCGTGATATTTTAATATTTTTTAATCCAATAGTTTTAGCAAAAGATGTACCTAATGAAACAGGTATAACTATGCAAATACTAAATTTTGATGCAACACTTAAAATAAAAAAAGGGTCTACTGTATTAGCTCAAGGAGTGTTACGGGGCGGAAGTAGTACTGCTTCAAATAATAACAGTATTATTAATCAATTCGGTCATTCATTGGCGGCAATTGATGTAAGTCCTAATGGTAGTCTTGGTAGTGCTGCAAATACAGTCTATACCTGCACTTTGCAAATAAATGATTTTACTACCAACAATATTTCAAGTGGTATAGGGTATAACAAAAAATCAGTAGAAATTACTGGCAATGCTATTGCCGTAGAGATGAGGGTATAACATGAATTGTGAATGCAATAAAAAAGAAGAACAGCTAAAAGAGGTTGAAGAGCTTGAAAAACAGTTTGAACAAGCAAAAGCTTCTGTAGCTTATTTACAAGGAGCTATAGTTACATATAGGAAATTACTAGAATGTAACTGTACTGAGGAATGTGAATGCAAGAACAGGTAGATGTCTTTGAAGATTACATAGACAAATACATGGATGAGGTAAAGCCAGAGCAGACTCGTGAAATTATTATGCAGGGGTTAGCTTGGCATGTACTAACAGAATTTGGATGGGGTTCAAACCCTATTGGGATGATAGGTTACAGGATGGTAACATCCGGGTACACGAACCCGCATTTATATCTAGAATTTATATACATAGATAAAGCATATAGAGCTAGGTATAAAATTTTGGTTAAAAACGTATTGCTGACTTTTGTAAAAGATTTAGTTCTAGAAAAGTTGAGATACAAGGAACACGAAGAACAAAACGATTAATAGAAAAATTATTTAATAAAAAACCGTCAGTATTTATATATGAAATAAATGCAGATGAAGTAGGAGAACATTATGGGTGGTAAAAGTAAATCAAGGAGTAGACAAATGTCAGTTAGTGGACCAAGTTCACAACAATCATTTTACTCTAATATGATACAAGAGGCTTTCTTTCCGGGAAGTACAAATACAGGAGGATTTATAACTGATAGAAGTGGTACACGAGAAGGTGCACTGCGTAGACCCGATGGGGGAAAAGTTGGTTATGGTGTAGCACAAGGTTATGATAGTACTAAAGATTATCTTGATACGTTAACAACTCCAAGAAAATCTGCATTACCAGGTTCACCAGGTCCTATAGCAAGTAGTCAAGACCCTAGATTAGACCGTGGAGTAAGAGCTAACCAAGAGCTATCTACTGGAGTGGAATCTGCTGAACAAGAGTTAAGAGACCAAGCAGAATCTATCTTACCTAGTTTTGATGATGCTAAGTATAAGGACTTCTTTGCAAAGTATGAAGCAGGAGAACTACCAGAAGAAACTAGACAACTTACTTCAAATGTAATTAACATGGTGCAAGACCCAGTTGCGGCAAGTTCAGAACAAATGTCAGAAATATATAGAATGTCTGGAGCAGACGGTGCAATGACATTACCAGACCCAACTCCATTACAAGATGAAGTGACAGAAATATTTGAAGGATTACCAAATGCAATGACTTCATTTATGATAAATATTTTTGACGATAGTACAGACGCAGGTATGGAAGCTGAGTTAGATAAATTATCTACTGCTATATATGAAACAGCTGCAACCCAAGGGGAAGATTTATTAAAAGCAACTCTTGGAGATTTTGCTGCTCAAGGTATAGCTACTTCAGGTGCTGCACTAAATGCAATTAAAGATGGAGTTCTAGATATAGCTAAGAATACAAATGCTCAACTAGCTCAAGCAAGAGTTCAAGCCCTAGGTACTTTGTACCAGGCTAGACAAACTGGTGTTTCATTACTATCAGATTTATTACAACGAGGAGAGCAACAACAAAGTTTAACTTTATCTAAGAATATTAAAATGTTAGAACTTGAATCGGCAAAACAATTAAGCAAAATAAATGCACATACTCAAATGCAGTTAGCAATGAACCAACAACAGATGCAACTGTTTGGTATAGCAGTCGATGAACAAAGACAAGTCGAACAAAACAAAGAAAGAACACAACAATTTATTTACACATTTATGGGTAACATGGCTACAGCTGGACCAGGAAGTTCTTATGGAACATCATCAGCTAGAAGTAGCTCATTTAATCTACAACCAATTCAGCTTGGTATTGGCATAGGTGGTTAAGGAGATAATACTATGGGCATAAAATTAAAAAATTTTAATATAGGCGGGATAAGCGTAAACTTTCCATCTGACAAAGAGAAATCGCAACGTGCAGTATCTGAAATGGCTAGAGGTGAGCTAGAAAGACTCAAAGATAAAACTTCCGGAACTGGTATTGGTGTAGCACGAGCTGATGAAAATTATGACATCTTAAATACAGGGGCTGAAAGTAAAGGTGGTTCTGGTATTTATGGGGCTGACGTAACAACAATGACTAATCCAGGTGTAGGTATAGCTGAAGGAATTAATGAAGGTGTTGATGACCCAACTGCAAAACTTGCTATAGAAAAAGGTATAAGCTCAGTAGATGCACTTACAAGTCAGATAAATGCTAAGAAAGCTTATATTGCTAAACGTATCGACAGCGTTGCAAATGACCCTGTGTTTGGTCCTCAAATTAAAGCAATTCAAGACAATGNTGCCTTAACTGATATAGAGAGAACTAACCAAATAGGAGAACTTATAGCATTACATGATGGGGCTCAACCGTCTGACCAAACTACAACAGATGTTAATAATGCAAAAACACAATACAATAAAAACAATGATAAATTTGAAAAGAAACATTATGATGTTACACCTCCAGATGGTGCCGGAGGATTTTCAATAAGGGGTAAAGACAGATTTGTTAAACCAAGAAGTGCCTTAAACTACACAATATTTTCATCGGGTGAAACAGGTACGGGAACAATAATTAGAGATGAAGATGGCAAACCTATATTTAGAATTCCAGAAAACTTAAGCTACGCAGATATTCCTATATCCATAGGTAAAACTGAAATTGAAACTGTAGATGAAAAAGATTTCAAAGGTCAACCTACAGGAGAATTAGCATTTGACGATGAGGAAGTTTTCAAAGGTTATAAGTTTGAAAATATAACTCGAGGTCAACTTAGTATAATTAATCATCAAATAAACCAAGGTCAAATAACTAGACTTGAAGGTATAAATATGCTTGTTGATTTTATGAAAAATGAGATTCTTACATCTGATGGCGGAGTTAATAGTAAACTAGTTAGGAGTAGCTGATACAGAAAATTTTTTAATTGGCTTCAGCAGAAACATTACTGGATAAAGATGCATCAGTAAGAGCCCAAATGCAGGTACAAGGATATGAGAAATACAAAGAAGAAATGGAAATTGACGGTACAGCAGATTTAACCTTTGAACAATATGTACGTAATCTTAATCTAGAAATGGGAGAGTATGTTGCAACAGCTAAATCAGCAGCAGACTTAAAAAATAAAGAAAAATTAGATTTTTCAAATGAAGTATTAGCAACTGATAAATACGGTTATTTTGATAACGCTTCAGCTACTTTCAATGGTATTGTAAGTACTTATGACTTAGATTTTCTTAATGAAAAATTAGGATTTAATTTATCAGAAGCTTTTGAAGAAGTATTACTTACAGGTGACATACTGCAAATTAACAATTTTATTGGTGTAATTTCTAGTGAAGCAGCATTAGCTAAATCAAACATACCGAAGATAGAAGGGGAAAAATTTGAAAGAACAACATCGAGAAATGAAAAAATAAAGAAAACAATAGAAGGTGAATTATACGAAAAAATTGCACCGTTTCTAGCTTTAAGAAATCAAATTAAAGATAAAAGAATAAATCAAACTACTACAATAAATACAGATTCAATTAATTTATACGCTAATAATACAGCTAAGTCTTATTATTCTTCTGATGAAGATGCTTCTAAGATTATAGCTACTGAATTAGTAGGTTTAAGTTCTGCGGATAAAAAAGAACTAATTAAAAAAGTACACCCAGGAAGTAGTAATACAGATGCTTTAATTAAATTATATGAAGCATTAGGAAAGACTGACACTACAGGTGGTATGGTTATGGGGATTGGAGATACTACAGGACTAGAGTTTGCTACAGCAGAAACACCCGATGAACCAGACTTAGACACTGATGTAACAGATGAGTTAACAGCAACTGATGTGACAACAATAGCGACAGTAATATCTGCACAACTTCCACAACTGTCAGCTTTAGGTATAAACCCAGGCACATATTTACAATCATTTTTACAAGAAAACGGTATAGACCCAAAATACGAACAAGACATTTTGAGTGAGATATCATACACGTAAACAGGAGATAGGATGAGTAGGCTTTTATTAAAACAATTACAACAGGACAAACTTAAACAAGAGTCTTCGGGTACTGCACCCGGTAAAGACTATGGTAATTTATTAGACAATCATCTGATTAACAGTACAGACAAAGGTATTTATGGTAATACCTCTGGTAATCCTGAAATAATATTTCCGCAAACTGAAGATGATACAGATGATGACTTAGCTGTAAACACGAATAAAATAGAAGGCTCATTACTTGGTAAGTTTCGAAATTATGTTGTAAGTAGTGATTGGACTAACAAACAACAATTGACTCGTTGGTTAGATTCAGCCTTTCCAAACATGGACCAATCAACAAACTATGACCCAACAATGCTTCAATCACTTTATTCTGGTTTATTTCAAGGTCTTACTACTAATCAGATACCGGATAAAGAAATACGAGACCGTTACAGAAAAGAAATGGGCACTTACAATTCTGTTGAAAGTGCTTTGGAAACTACAGCTTATGCAATGGGAGAACTTACACAGTTCTATGGCGTATGGCGTATGTCAAAAGCTGGAAGTGGTAAGGTAGCCGGTGCGTTAGTAGCTCGAAATTTAATTAGTGCAACTACACCTGTAGCAAATGTAGCTTCCAAATTAAATAAAGTAAGAAATGTACCAGGACTAAAAGGTTTATCTGATGCAACGGCTAAGACTCTAGGTTCGCAACAAGCTGCGGTAGATACAGCACTAGCTTTTGGATTAGAAACAGGAATATGGAAATCACTTAATCACTCATGGATTGATGGTGTTCTTTATGCAGGAGGTTATCCTCTAGCATTTAATCATATATTAATTCCAGGATTCAAGACTGCCTATAAATACGGAAAAAATAAATTAATCGGAAATACAAACAAACAACATCCAAATATTCCTGGCACTACAAAAGACGGG